ATGCTTTACAAAACAATACTACTGGTATTAGTAATACAGCATTAGGTTATAAATCTATGTTCTGTAATACAACAAGTAGGTATAATGTAGCAGTAGGTAATAATACACTTTGTGCTAATATTGGATTTGGTCGTAACGTTGCAATCGGTAACTATTCTTTAAGAGCAAATACTACTGGATATTTTAACACGGGTATAGGTTATTTGTCTTTAAGGCTTAATACAACAGGAAAAGAAAATACAGCAGTAGGATTTGGTTCTTTAAAAAGTAATACCTACGGCTGCAGAAATACAGCTTTAGGAGTTGATGCTTTATGCACTAACACAACCGGTAGATATAATGTAGCTATTGGGTTTAGAGCAGGTAGATTCTCTTGTGCCGGTAGATGTAATATTGCAATGGGTTTTGTATCTCTTTCAAATAACTACGATGGAAATAATAATATAGCTTTAGGAACAAGTGCTTTATATTGTAACTCTACCGGAGTAAATAACATTGGATTAGGTAAAAATGCTTTATATTACAATACTACAAACTCCCGCAACGTAGCAGTAGGTTATAATTCTTTATTTAGTAATATAGCTTCATGTAACACAGCTTTAGGTAGTTATGCTTTAAGAGCTACAACTACTGGAGCTAACAACACAGGATTAGGTGTTAAGGCTGGTTGTTGTATTACAACAGGTGCAAATAACGTAATTCTTGGATCAACTACAGCAAACGGTTTTGGGACCCAAAACAACAACATCTTTATCTCAGACGGAGCAGGCAACATAAGAATGTTTGTTACCGGTTCAACAGGTGATGTAGGTATAGGAACTACTACCCCAACAAGCAAATTACATACAGTTATTGATGATAATGCTTTTGGAGTTGCTGCTCGTATAGAAAACGTAAATACAGGTTCTAATGCTTTAGCATATCTTGGATTTACAACAGGCACTTTAGGTATTGCAGATTCATTTTATGTTGGACAAACAATTACAGGACAAGCAACATTATTCAATTCTGCTGATTCTTCTATGACCTTTTACACTAGTGGAAGTGATAGAATGAATATTGGATCTACTGGATTAGTAAGTATTGGTACTAATAGTGCTTCTGGAAAATTACATGTAAGAGGAGATGGAACAACTAATGCTACTTCTGGATTTTTTGTAGAAGATTCTGGTACAACTAAAATTTTTGAAGTTAAAGACGATGGAGAAATAAGCATTAGTAGTACTAAATATTCATCTAATGGTGTCTTAGTAAACTCTGCAGGTATTGTTCAAGAACAAGCAGGCTACTCAGGTACTGTTATAATTTCTGGAAACCCTCCAGGATCTCAGAATTTAAACTTTACAAATGGTATACTGATTAGTGTAACTTAATATATAATTAAGTTTGGTTTTTTAAAAAAAGGTTAATATATTAATAGTATGCGTAGAGTTCTAATTGGAACACCCTCTTATGACGGAAGAATTGATGTTTGGTTTGCTAATAGTTTAGTACAAACAGTTAAAATAGCAGAAAAGGAAGATATTTTTGTACATGCAATTTACACTAGCTACGATTCATTAATTCAAAGAGCTAGAAATAGCCTTGTAAAACTAGCCTTAGATGGAGGATACGATGATTTATTTTTTATTGATTCAGACATTGAATGGGAACCAGAATGGTTTTTTAATCTTCTTTCTAGACCCGAACCAGTAATTGGTGGATCTTTAATTAAAAAAACAGATAAAGAAGGTTATACTGTTAAACTAGTAGACAAAAAACTCAAATACTCAGAAGATAAAAAATTAATACAGGTAGATGGAGTAGGAACCGGATTCATGAAAGTTTCTAGATTTGCTTTAGAAAAACTATGGGAGATGAGCGAGGAATACACTAGTGAGGGAGAAAAACATAGAATGGTATTTGATATTAAAGTAGAAAACGGGGATTTAATATCAGAAGATTACATAATGTGTAATAAATGGAAATCTTTAGGATATAGAGTTTGGGTTGATCCTACTATTACTTGTAATCATATTGGTACTAAAAAATTTAAAGGTAATTTTCAAAAGTTTATAAAAAAGAATGGATACGTTTGATAAACCAAAAGGTGGTACCGAGTTAATGTATGATGAATTAATGAAAAGACTTCCTTTAAATTATAAGGAGGAATTTTCTATATTTAATTATCTAACGTATGCCGACTTTTCAAAACCGACCATTTTTTGGAACCAGCTATCTTACGACCAACAAGCAATTCAATTTTTAAGTGATCCTGAATGGATTGATAAAATTGACCAATTTGTATTTGTTAGCCATTGGCAAGCAGAACGATTTAGACAAATGTTTAGCATACCTGGTTATAAAACAACTGTATTAAAAAATGCATGTATTGGTGTGAACCCAAAGGAATATGGTGTTAAAAACACTATTAAATTGTGTTATACGTCAACTCCATGGCGTGGATTAGATATTTTGTTAAAAGCTTGGGAAATACTTAATTTGCGAGATTGTGAATTACATATTTTTTCTTCTTGTAAAATATATGGCCCAGAATTTGCCGAATCATCAGAATCCCAATACGAACACCTTTATAAAAAATGCGAAGAATTACCTGGTGTAGTTTATAGAGGATCTATTCCTAATGACGAATTAAGAAAAGAACTACCAGAATTTGATATTTTAGCATATCCTAATACGTTTGAAGAAACATCATGTATTGCTGTAATTGATGCTTTATGTGCTGGATTAAGAGTAATAACTCCTAATATTGGAGCATTACCTGAAACAACAGAGGGTTGGGCTAAAATGTATCCTTTTTTACAAAATTCTGATTTACACGCATATAAATTTGCTGAAATTTTAGATAAAGAAATTGATTTAATAAAACAAAACAAACTACAGTCTCACTTAGAAAACCAAGTTAATATCTACAATCAAAGATGGAGTTGGGATTATAGAATAAAAGAATGGGAGGAATATTTAGATGGATTATATCAAACTTATAAATTATAGTCAGCCAAAACGAGTATTAGATATTGGAGCTCATGTTGGAGATTTTTCCAAAGCAATTACTCGATTATCTCCGGAGTGTACTATTGTAATGGTAGAAGCAAACCCAAATTGTGAACCCTATTTACAAAAAATGAAACATGGTTATGAAATTGTTGCTTTATCTAATAAACAAGGTACCGCAGAATTATTTGTTGAAAAAGCAAATTCAATAGGAACAGGAGCATCATTATACCGAGAAAATACCGAATGGTATGCCGACGGTAAATTTGAAAAAATTACAGTAGAAACAGATACTTTAGACAATAAAAAGTATTTTGCTGATGAGGTAATTGATTTAGTAAAAATGGATGTACAGGGTGCTGAATTAGATATTCTTTTAAGTGGAAGATCAACTATTATGAGATCTAAGTATGTTCTAATAGAAGTATCTGTTACAGACTATAACGTTAAAGCTCCATTAATTAACCAAATAGTTCCAGTAATGAAACAATATGGTTTTTACATTGAAGATATATTAGATTATTTACAACTAGAGAAAAACAAAATTACTCAAATGGATATTCTCTTTAAAAATTCATATATTTTTTAATGATAATGATATATTTATAACAAAATATAACTATGAGCAATTCTATGATTTTTGGCGAAATTTCCCCTGTTATCGCCCTTGCCCAACAAACTGACCTTTTCGATCAAACTACTAATTATGTAACTGGTTCTTACATAGCAGCTGTAGCTAACCAATATGCTTTAGGAGCTAATCAAGTTAATTTCCGTGTAATGTATGGAAACTGCACTTTCGAATCAGGTAGTGTAGTAAATTTTGAAACTGTTTATGCTACTAACGTAGTATTATCTGGTTCAACTATTACTACTTGGGGTGAAGATGATAGCGTTATTTTAGACGCTTTAGCAACCGAACAAGGTACTTCTGTAGTAGCTGTTGTTTCTGGAAGTGTAAGTAACATGTTCTTCTAATAGGAGAACTTGTTTATTTAAAAAATAGTTATTATAATAATGTTATGCCTCAAAAAATATTCTACAATAGCTCTCTTCCGAGGGCTGGATCAACTCTGATCCAAAATATATTAATGCAGAATCCTGACATCCATACAACTCCAACTTCGGGGTTGTATGAGATGTTAGCTGCATCTAGAACTATTTTTTCTGATAGTTTAGAATTTAAAGCCCAAGATGAAGAGCAAATGCTTGAAGGATTTAAGGGTTTTCTTAAAGGTGGGCTTTATGGATTTTATGATCGTTTAACAGATCGTCCTTATGTTATTGACAAGTGTAGAGGATGGGGTGCTGAATGGGAATTTGTAAATGCTTTTGACCCTAACCCAAAAATGATCTGTATGATTAGAGACATCAGAGGTATTTATGCTTCTTTAGAAAAAAAGTACAGAAAACATCCTTTAATTGATCACCATATTGCAAACTGGGGTAGCTTAACAGGCACTACAACTGATAAACGTATTGATGTTTGGTCAGTTAATCCTCCAATTGGTCCTTCTATGGATCGTTTATATCAAATTTTAGTTCAAAATCTTCATAATAATATTTTATTTGTTAAGTTTGAAGAACTTTGTGCTGATCCTGATGCTCAATTAAACCGTATCTATGAATATTTAGAAATACCTTATTATCAACATGATTTTAATAATATTCAACAATTAACTTATGAAGATGATAAATGGTATGGTATTTTTGGAGATCACATCATTCGTCAAGAATTAAAACCAGTTAAACCAGATTGGGAAGAAGTTTTAGGTCCGAATGCTTGTCGTTTAATTGAAGAAAGTTATCAATGGTTTTTTAATGATTTTGAATACGAAATATGAAAGTAGGTTATAAAGTAAAAAGTGAAAATGAATTTAAATCATTACAAACACAAGACAGTCAAGCATCTCCTGTTTTAGTTTCTGTAGTTCAAAATAAAGATAATAATATGAATAATAAGTTTTTAGTATGGCACATTGAAGGAGGATTAGGTAAAAACGTAGCAGCTACTGCTCTGTTACCTCTTCTTGCTAAACAATACAAATCAAGAAAAATCATTATAGTTGCTTCTTACCCAGAAGTTTTCTTAAATCATCCTGATGTTTATAGAGTTTATAGAGTAGGTATGATGGCCTATTTTTATGATGATTATATTTTAGGAAAAGATACATTAGTTTTTAGACACGAACCTTACTTCCAAACAGGTCATATTTTAAAACAAAAACACCTGATTGAAAACTGGGCTGATCTTTTAGGGATTAAATACAAAAAAGAACTTCCTTCTTTGTACTTTAATATGATCCAAAAACAATTGCCGTCGATTTGGCAACGTTCAAAACCTATTTTATTAATTCAAACTAATGGGGGTATTTTAGAAGGACAGGCTTTAAATTATACTTGGACTCGAGATATGCCTGTTGAGTTAGGAGTGTATATTGCCGACAAATATAAAAAGACACACCACATTATTCAAGTTTGTAGACCTAATAGCGCAGAAATACCAGGAGCAGAAATAGTAAATGCTCCTATGAGTAATATGGAATTATTTAGCTTAGTATCAGCATCTGATAAAAGATTTTTAATTGATTCTTGTTTACAACACGCCGCTGCTGCTTTTGAACTACCATCAACAGTATTTTGGATTGGAACATCACCTGAAAATTTTGGATATGATATGCATACAAATGTTAAATCACTCCCTCCTTCAGGACAAACCAAATTAATTGATTCCTATTTATTTGATTATTCATTTGATGGAACATTACACGAATGCCCTTACCAGGATTTAAGTGAAATGTTTGATATGGATGCTATTGATAAAATTTTAATTTAAAAGTTAAAATATCGTATATTTATAATATATGGCCTTAAAAACATTATCTAAAACTAATATTGCAACAGGTAATACCGTTCAAGCTTCAGATGTTTCTCAATCAATTGATGCTTTTACAGGTGTTGATGGGTATGATATTACTTTATCGGGTTCTTTTATATTAACTGGATCTTTAGCTATTAATGGTTTATCCCAACAAGCTTATACTGAAGTTTTAGTTTTAAATAATTCTACGGGTGATGTTGCTTATACTGCTTCTAGTGCTTTTGGTGGTGGTGGAGGAGGAGTAACTATTAACAACAATACAAATAATTACGTATTAACTGCTACCGGTACTGCTAATACTATTAATGGTGAATCAAATTTATTATTTGATGGAAACACATTAACATTAAATGGTCTTACAGTTGGTAGAGGAGGTGCAGGAGCTGGAAGTAATTCAAATAGTGTTTTAGGATATAATGCTTTAGGTAAAATTACCGGAACTGCTAACGTAGCTGTAGGAAGTACTGCTTTATCTTCTAGTGTAGCTGCTTATAATAACGTAGCTGTAGGAGCTGAAACTCTTAGATATAACATAACAGGATCCGATAACATTGCTATTGGAGATGAATCAGGAAAATGGATTTCAGGCAGTGTTACTACACTTACAAATCCAAGCCAATCAATTTTTATAGGAGGATTAGCTAAACCGTTAGCAGATAATGAAACTAATGAAATAGTAATAGGATATGATGCTTTAGGTAGAGGTACTAATACTGTAACTATTGGAAATGATAGTACAACCCATAATTATGTTCAAGGAATTCCAGTAGTTTCTGGTTCTAACATAGGAGCATGGTTTGTAACAGGATCAGCCGTTGTACCCCCAGGAACTTTAGCTTGGTCAACTCCATCAAATGCATATGGAGCTAGTACAACAAATGTTTTAGGAGATCCATCCGCTTGGTTAGCAATTCAAGTAGATGGTTTTACTTATAAATTACCTTTGTATAATTAATAATATTTATAATATATGGAAACAAAAGTTTTAGAACAAGAAGAAATTCAATCAATTAAAGACTTACAGTCTAAAAAAGAACAGTTAATGACTGAATTTGGTTTTATTGAAATGAGAATTCAAGAATTGACATTACAAAAAACATCATTGGTTAACTTTTTAGATGAACTAAGAACAGAAGAAGCCAAAATCGGAAACGATCTCCAGTCTAAGTATGGTCAAGGTACAATTGATTTAGATAAGGGAGAAATCACTATCGCAGGTTAATTTTTGATTTTCTCTGCCATATTTATTATGGAATAAAATCAATTTAATTTTAAAAACATGGCAGAAACATTAATATCTCCTGGCGTATTAGCATTAGAAAACGATCAGTCCTTTATCACCCAACAACCAGTAACGGTTGGGGCCGCTATTATTGGTCCTGCTGTAAAAGGTCCTGTAGAAGTTCCTACAATTGTTACCTCTTACAGTGATTACCAAAATAGATTTGGTACTACTTTTTTAAGTGCTAGCCAAGTTTATACTTACTTTACTTCTATTGCCGCTTATAATTACTTCGCCAATGGTGGTGAATCATTATTAGTAGCTAGAGTAGTAAGTGGTTCATTTACTTCCGCTACTACTTCAGGCTCTCAAGGTACTCCAATTTTAAATACTAATACTTCAGAATCTATTAGATTAGCTACTATCTCTGAAGGTACTATTATGAACAGTACTGGTAGTATGGATGCTAGTGGATCTTTAATATCAGGATCATTAGATAATGTTAGATGGCAGATTACAAATAATGATACAGGATCTGGTACTTTCTCTTTATTAGTTAGACAAGGTAATGACAATACAAATGATTTAACTGTTTTAGAAACTTGGACTAATTTGTCAATGGACCCAACAGCTCCAAATTATGTAGCCAGAGTAATCGGTAACCAATACAGACAATACAATTCAGTAGATAATCAAGTTGAAGTACTTGGTGATTATCCAAACAACTCAAGATACGTTTATGTATCAGATGTATTAACTCCTACTCCATTCTATTTTGATAATAATGGTGTTGCAAAAGCTGCTTATACTGGTTCTATTCCAGTAAATGCTAGTGGATCTTTTGGAGGTGCTACTGGAAACTTGTTTGGAGCAGGTGCTAAATTCTATAATAACATTATCTCTGGTGTGACAAACACCCAAGGTATATTAAGTTCTAGTTATGATAACATGATTAGTTTGTTATCAAATCAAGACGATTATAGATTTAATACTTTATTAACTCCTGGTTTGTTTGCTAGTGAAGCTTCATTGGGTTCTTCTCAAGTAACTTCAATTATTAACAATACTCAAAATAGAGGTGATAATATTTACGTAACTGATTTAGTACCTTATAGTTCAAGCATTAATACAGTATCAACACAAGCAAATGCTAAAAATACTTCATACGCTGCAGCTTATTGGCCTTGGGTTCAAACAATTGACCCAGATTCAGCTCAATTAGTATGGGTACCAGCTTCAACTATGATTGGTGGTGTTTATGCTTATAATGATAACGTAAGTGAGCCTTGGTTTGCACCTGCTGGTATTAATAGAGGTGGTTTAAGTAATGTAGTAAGAGCTGAAAAGAAATTATCTCAAGCTAATCGCGATTCTTTATACACAAATAAAGTTAACCCAATTGCTACATTCCCTGGAACTGGAACCGTAGTATATGGTCAGAAAACATTACAAACTAGATCTTCTGCTTTAGATAGAGTAAATGTTCGTAGATTGTTAATTGCTTTAAAATCTTATATTTCTCAAGTAGCAAATAATTTAGTATTTGAACAAAACACAATCGCTACTCGTACAAGTTTCTTAAATCAAGTTAACCCATACTTAGAATCAGTACAACAACGTCAAGGTTTGTATGCCTTTAGAGTAATCATGGATGATAGTAATAATACTCCAGATGTAATCGACAGAAACCAGTTGGTAGGTCAGATCTACTTACAACCAACTAAGACTGCTGAATTCATCTATTTAGACTTCAACATCTTACCTACAGGAGCTACTTTCCCAGCATAATTTTTTTAAAGACAGAATATTTATAACAAAATAATAAAATGGCAGTATTAAATCCAAACGAAATATTTTTCACAGCCTTTGAACCAAAGCAGGCTAACCGATTCATCATGTACATTGATGGTATCCCTGCTTATGAAATTAAAGGTGTAGGTGCTGTAACCTTAACTCAAGGTACTGTTAGATTAAACCATATAAACGTACAACGCTATGTTAAAGGTGTAACAGCTTGGAACACAATTCAGTTTACCTTGTTCGATCCTATCACTCCATCAGGTGCACAAGCAGTAATGGAATGGGTACGTTTACACCACGAATCAGTAACGGGTCGTGACGGTTACTCAGACTTCTACAAGAAAGATTTAACTTTTGATGTATTAGGTCCTGTAGGTGATATCGTTTCTGAGTGGGTTATTAAAGGTGCCTTTATTACTGAAGCCAACTTTGGTGATTATAACTGGGATACAGCTGATACAGCAGTTAACCTTACAATGACTGTTCAACCAGATTACTGTGTATTGAACTTCTAATCAATAAAAGAAATCATAAAAGAGCTCGCGAGAAATCGCGAGCTTTTTTCTTTTCTCAATATTTATAACAAAATAAGTTTATGAGCGAATTTAAGTTTCCTACAGAAGTTGTAGATTTACCTTCAAAGGGATTAGTTTATCCTGAAGGCCATCCATTAAGAAGCGGTACTGTCGAAATGAAGTATATGACCGCCAAAGAAGAAGACATTTTAACTAACCAAAACTATATTCAAAAAGGTATTGTTTTAGATAAATTGTTAGAAGCATTAACAATGGGGAAAATAGATATTAAAGATTTAGTTACTGGTGATAAAAATGCTATTTTAGTAGCTTCTCGTATTTTAGGTTACGGTAAAGATTATTCATTTTTTATAAATGAAAAAGAATATACTATTGATTTATCTACATTAGAAAACAAACCTTTTGATTCATCATTAATTACTTCTAATGGAACCTTTAAATTTATTCTCCCAAAATCAGGAAACGAAATTGAATTTAAATTACTAACAGAAAAAGAAGAACAAAAAATCACTCAAGAAATCGAAGGATATAAAAAAATCAATAAAGATATTTCTCCTGATATAACAACTCGTTTAAAGCACCAAATAGTTTCTGTTGAAGGAAATGCAGATAAAAATATCATTAAGGATTTTGTAGATAATCATTTGTTAGCGGTTGACTCTAGATCTTTAAGATTATACATTAAATCAATTTCCCCGGATGTTGATTTAACCTATATCGATGGTGAGGAGGTCATCGATATTCCTATTAATCTAAACTTTTTTTGGCCTGACCTCTAATAATTTATCTAATTTTAGATTCTCTATTTTTAATCAAATACATGAAATAGTATTTCATGGTCAAGGAGGCTATGATTATAATACTGTTTATAATATGCCTATTTGGTTAAGAAAATATACTTTTGAAAAACTAAAAGATTGGTATAATCAAGAAAACAAAAATCCAAATGAAGATAGCTGGACTAAAGGTTTAGCTAAAGAAGAAGCATCTAAAAACAAACAAGTTAAAGTACCTACATATGTTACAAAGGCATCTAAAAAATGATGCCTTTTAATATTTATCATAAATGGCAGACGAATTTAAAGGCATAAATCAAGAAACTTTAAAAAATATTGAAGCTTTAAAAGGCTCAATGAAAGAAATATCTGAAGCCACTGCTAAAGCTAATAGACAGTTACAACAACAAGGTAGTTTAATTCAAGATTATAGAAAAAACTATAGTGATATTGCTTCTTCTGCAGGAAAATTTGCTAAATTACAAGATGAAGCCTCTAAAAGTGCTTCTGCTACTGGAAAAGCTCTTAAAGAACAACAATCCCAATTATCAAATATTCGGTCCTTAAATGCTCAAATTGATAACTTAATGGATCAAATGATTGGAGCTTCTAAAGAAGAAGAAAAAATCCTCCAAAAACAAGTTAATAACCTTTCCGCTGCAAGAGACAATGCTCAAGAATTAGTAACTGCTTATGGAGAGTTAGTAGATGATTCATCTAAACTAGATAGATCCACAATGTGGTTTTCATCGCTATCAGAAGTTGTAAAAGATATTCCTGGTTTACGAAAATTATCTGGTCCTTTTGAACTTGCTGCTAAAGCAGCTCGTGAGACTGTTATTAATAATGCTAAAATTAAATCTACAAATGAATCTATTGCTTCTTTAGGAACAAAAGCATTACAAACGGGTAGAGGACTAACTAAAGAAAAATTAAAACAAGCTGGATTAGATGAAATAACCCAAGGCAAATCAGGAACGGCCGCTGCTCAGTTACTTAAACAATTTCAATCACAAAACAAAGTACAAAGTGCAGGAATGGCTGGGTTAAAGGCTGGTTTTAGTGGATTAGGTCCTATTATTAAAAGTGCTTTAGGTCCTTTAGCTCTTATACAAGCAGCGGTTGATGTTTTTAAGTTCTTTATAGATTCTATGTTTGAAGCTGATAAGAGAATTACAAACTTATCAAGAAATCTTCAAGTATCAAAATCACAAGCAGAAGGTATAGATTCTTATTTTAAATCTATAAAAGGAAGTCTTGAAACCCAATACAAATTAACAAAAGAAATATACCAAGCCCAAGCAGAACTTTCAGAACTATCAGCAGCTTCTGTTTTATACAATAAAGATAATTTAGATGCCCAAATTCAACTAACAAAAGAATACGGTTTACAAGTTCAGGATGCTGCTAGTTTAAATAAATTTTTTATAACTAGTGGACAGAGTGCTACTAAAGGTTTAGACGTAGCCGCAAAAACAACCTCAGAATTCTTTAAACGAACAGGTGTTCTTATGAGTGAAAGAAAACTTTTAGAACAAGCTGCTAAAGTAAGCGGACAGATGTTAGTTTCATTTAAAGGAAGTACTAAAGAATTAATTAATGCTGTTGCTAAAGCTAATTTGTTAGGTATTAGTTTAGATAAAGCTAAAGATATTTCAATGTCTATGCTTAACTTTGAAGAATCAATTTCATCAGAATTAGAAGCTGAACTATTAACTGGTAAAAATTTAAATCTTGATAGAGCAAGAGCCTTAGCTTTACAAGGTAAGTTTGTAGATGCCGCAGAAGCTGCTGTTAAAGAAGTTGGAACTTTAGAAGAATTTCAAAATATGAATGTTCTTCAACAAGAAGCCCTAGCAAAAGCAGCAGGACTAACTGTTGACCAACTTTCAGATGCTTTTATTCAACAAAAATTAATTGGTGAAACTTCAAAACAACAATATGCTCTTTTAAAAGAAGCAGGTCAAGACGAATTAGCTCGAAGATATGCTCTTGGAGAAGCCTCTGATAAAGAAATAAAAGCAGCCAATAAACGACTAGATGCTCAAGAAAAGTTTAATATAGCTATGGATCAAATTAAAGAAGTATTTAGTGATTTAGTAACTGGAGGAACTTTAGATAAAATAGCAAATTTTGCAAAAGCTTTTGCTAATACTATAGCTTCTGGTGGTTCCTTATTTACTTTAAATCCTTTTGGAGAAAGTGATCTTTCTCGTAATATAAGAGCAGTTAATAGAGAAGAAGCAATAAAAAAACAAGAAGCAGCTGATGATTTTATTATACGACCAGGTCAACCTATACAAAAATTTAATAAAGATGATATTGTTATAGGAGGTACCAATTTATTAGGAGGAGGAAATGGAGAAGTTGTTACTCTTTTACGAGAATTAGTTTCAGCAGTTAGAACAGGAGGATCTATATACTTAGATTCTGAAAAAGTAGGAACAGTTATAGGAATGTCAACATTTAAATCTAACGTATCTTCTACTTAATTATATTTTTAATAACTTAAATATTTATAACAAAATACAACTATGGGATTATTAGATAAATTACAAACAGGAGGTTCAGCATTAACCGGTTTAGATGGTAAATCACCTAAAAAATATGATGGTGCTTCACAATATCAAAAAGACTTAGCAACATCACAATTAGATTTAGATGGTAAAAAACCATTAGAATATAACAGACAAACAGTTCAAATTGCTGGTTTAGCTAAATCACAACTTGATTTAGATGGTAGAACCCCTGACAAATACTTAGACAACTTACCTGAATAATGGGTTTAATTAACCTAAAAACGGATCTTAAATCCCTACGATATCTAAAAGATAGAATTGGGGGAGGAGATAGCGGACAACCTTACGTACAAGCCGCTATCCCTGATGATATTTCTCCGTATATAGGAACCACAGATTATCTTAACCGTGGAGGTATTAATGTTGTAAGAGACTCCGAATTAGATGTTTTACGTTTAGGTAAAATGTTTACTGATACTAAATCTCCAAATGGTATCTTTTTTACTTCTAAACAAGAATTACTTTCTAGAACAGCAGTTCGTACCCAAACCAGTGGTATATTAAATGAAGGAATTTATACTCCATTATCTACTTTAGCCCAAGCAGGAGTAGTTGCTTTTGGAGGACATTTAAATAAACAAGGTGTAAACCCATTTGCTAATACTGGTGCTTATGCCAATAATGATGCTTTATATGGTGTTAAAGTAAAACCAACCCAACCAATAAATGAAAACAGATTAGCAGAATTATTAAGAGGTTCTTATTTAGGGACGTCTATTAATTATGATAATCAAAGTTTTATATTAAACAATGGTAGTGCTAATGTAATAACATATTCTGGAGGTCCGGGAGCTGTATTAGGTGTAGGAACAACTAATATTAGATACTCAAAAACCAGCCAAACTCCACTTTCAAAAGCACCTAAATCATCGAACCATACTTCTACTGCAGATTCTGTAGGAACTAATGATTGGACCTATAGTGCAGAACTTACAGAAACAGAACCTTCTCAAGTTACTCAAAACGGGTATGCTTCTCCTAAAATCCAAGATTTTAGACAAAAATTAAGAGCTACCCTTCGTAGCCAAGATAAAAACTTAGCAGAACAATCTGGTGCAACACCTAATTCTTTAGATTACAATACTAAAAATATAGATTTAAGAACTAACCAAGGCCAACCAGGACAAAGAGCTGGAAAAAGTTATGTTAGTTATACTAAAGGAGTAACAAATCTAGAAGGAAATTCTTTTTATGGATTAGGAGCTTTAGATGGAGTCCCAGGAAGTTTTAAAAAAGGATTAGACGTAATTAATTCTGTTTCTATATATAGAAGCGAAACATCCAGTACAGATGCTCAGTTAGATGATTTAGTAGATTTTAGAATAGCTGTTATAGATAATGATTCTCCTACATTTAAAACCTTTTTACATTTTAGAGCGCTTTTAGGCCCAGTTCAAGATTCTTATAATGCTACTTGGAATCCTTTTAATTACTTAGGAAGAGGTGAACAATTTTACACCTACAATGGGTTTACTCGACAAATGTCATTATCTTGGACGGTTGCTGCTCAATCAAAAGAAGAGCTTATTCCTATGTATAAAAAGTTAAACTATTTAGCTTCTACTTTAACTCCTGATTATAGTGGTAATGGGTTTATGAGAGGTAATTTAGTTCAATTAACAATAGGAGGCTATGTTTATGAACAACCTGGCTTTATAACAGGTTTAACTTATGATATTCAAGAAGATACTCCTTGGGAAATAGGAATAAACGATACTGACGGCGCCGTAGATAATTCAGTTAGACAACTTCCTCATATAATAAGAGTAACAGGATTTAGCTTTACACCAATCCAAAAGTTCTTACCAAGAAAACAACAATTAAGTTTCTATGGTGATGATGAAACTGGATTAGTAACAACAGAAGCAAATCAAGGATATATTTCTTTAGAAAATAAAAATGGTTCTCTTTATCAAGATCTTCCATACACAATCCCACCACCAACAACAACAGAAGAAATCCAAACAATAACTAATGAAATAGATGCCTATACAGGACCAGATTGGGTTTGGGGTTCATAAATAAAAGTAAATGAATAGATATCAAAACATACCAAAAACAAAAATTGACAAGAAATTAACATATGTTACTTCTCGTTATCCTGAGGTACCTGTTACTTCTGATGATATCTATGTTTATACTACTCAAGGAGATAGATTTGATGTTTTAGCTCAACAATACTATAAAAATAGCTCTTTATGGTGGGTTATTTCTATTGCTAATACTGATAAATTAGATCAAAGTACATTAGTAATTCCTGAGGGAATACAAATTAGAATTCCTGCTTTTTATAATGCTGTAGTAAACGATTTTAACACAATAAATTCTTAATATGAGTAACATAGTAGGAGAAGGTTTTGATCCATATGTAGTTGATCAGATAAATGCACGTCAAGCTATTTTAGGCTCTATTAATAAAAGCCCTGATCAGTTAGTTTGGGAATATAATAAAACTAGTTGGATTAAATTAATTTCATCAGCCGATGTAATTGATGTTCAAACAAAAGATTGGGATAGTGGAGAAATAACAAATACAGGAACTTTTGGTGGTACTCTTTATGGGAGTGAAATGGCTGAAAAATATGTTCTTTTTAATGGAGTATCAGATGAATCCGGATTTAATTCCTACTCTCAAAGATCAGGACTAGATCCAAGTCCCGCAGTAAATAATATGGGTGCTTACGGATTAGGAAGTCCTGCATGGGGTTTTTCTCCAATGCCTGGTATTCTTTCGGCAACAATTAAAACTGAATCTAGGGGAACATTAAAAACAGCAACTGTACAAATTAAAGCTAATAATAAAACTCAATTTGATATAATTAATACTTTATATTTAAGATTAGGTTATTTAATGCTTTTAGAATGGGGCAATAATTGCTATTTTAAAGACTCAGATACTTTTATTTCAGATAACACCTTTAGTTTATCGAATGGTTTTTTAAATGGAAGTTACAAATATAGTAATATATTAGATAAAATTGAAGAACAAAGAAAAGAATCAAACGGTAATTATGATGCTATTGTAGGTAAAGTTGTTAATTTTAATTGGGTATTTAATAAAGATGGATCTTATGATATTACTGTAATTTTAAGAAGCACAGGAGACATTATTGAATCCCTTAAAGTAAACCTTTTAAATCCAGCTACAACAACTCCTACAGGTTCTGAGTTTGATCCTAATAATACTGATTCCATTATAGTAGCTTATGCTTATTCTAGTGCTATAGGTAATAAATTTGCTAATATTCAATACCAATTTTCACTCCCAGAAACTTACAAATGGTTAGATGGTATGCAATCAATTGAAGGAAATTGGGGAGAAGATGATGATGGAAACCCTATTGAGTATGTAGATTATGTTACTCAAACTTGGGATGGTAGTGACAATAAAGTAGAATATTATGTTAGATTTGGTGAATTTTTAGATTTTTTAAAAAAAGAAACCATTCCCGAAATAACAAACGATGGAAAACTAATTGATTTTGATGATGTTAATTCAGAAGATATTATTGTGTATTCCGCCCCTCGTATAATTCCCTCAGACCCAAGAATTGCAATCTGGCAAAAAAATATATCAAATAGTATTCTTTACTCTAAATGTGAAGTTTGTACTGTAACAGAAGGAAATAATTCATATATCAAATTAATGTACGTTTATTTTAACTTTGTTTTTATATTAAAATTAATAGAAAGACTTAAAGATAAAGAAGGAAAAGTACGTTTAATAGATCTATTAAATGGTTTATGTGATGGATTTAATAAATCAACAGGTAATTTTAATAAAGTATCAACCCGTGTAAATCTTGATACTGGAAAAATAGTTTTTATTGATGAAGTATCTCTTCCTGACCGTGAATCTTTTTTAGTAAATCCAACAACCCCAAAATTTAAAGTATATGGTGTTGATAGACTTGGAAGTTTTATAAGAGATATACAATTACAAACTTCTATTACTCCTGAATTAGCTACTATGGTTACTATAGGTTCTACAGCAGGGGGATATGTTACTGGTCAAGATGCTACTTTTTTAGCTAATTTAAATAAAGGAACTAAACCTCGAATAGCATCCGAAATTACAAGTCCTAGCTCTCCAACCCCTGAACAAGAAACCCAACAAACCCAAACCAGGTATTCTGAGGTAGTAAATGCTTATAATGACTTTGTTAAAAGTCTATTACCTAGAGATACAGGATTAGTTAGACTTACAGATAGATATCCAAAATGGAATGAAGATTCTTTTAACCAATTTAACTCTACATTAACCCAATTATTAGAATACGATATACAGTTATCTACTAAAGAAGGAAAAACAACAAATAATTATACTTCATCTCCAACATCCGGATTTTTACCTTTTAACTTAAATCTAGTAATGGATGGACTTTCAGGTATGAAAATATACCAAAAATATTCTATTGATTCTGAATTTTTACCTGAAAATTATCCTAAAACTATGGAATTTATTATTAAGGGAATTTCAAATTCAATACAAGGTAATATATGGACTACTAGTATTGAATCTGTTGCTATACCTAAAACCACAGAAGGCTCTATAATAGAAGAATGGGGAACTAGTGTTGGTGTACCTTTCACTCCACCAGAAATAGAAAACCTTGGAACAGGTGATTATTTAGATAAAACTATAACAAGTGGTTTCCCTCTTAATCCTAAAGGATATTCAAGACAAATTCGTACTAAAACTCAATTTATAATTCACTATAGTGCTGGAAACCAACTTTCTGACAAAGGACGTTCAGGTGTAGCGGTACTAAATAAGAGAGGCTTAACTTATAATTTTATCATAGATGCTAGTGGACACGTAGAACAAGTTATTCCTGATAACTATATAGCGTATCATGCTGGTGTAAAAGGAAAAGATGTAAATGGTCCATCTATAGGAATATGTTTAGAAGGTTTTGGAGCTTGCAAAAATGAAACCCTTAATTCTAATGGCAACCCAATCCCATCCACCCAACTTCAACCAGTACGATTAGTAGACTATAATGGTAATCCTTATAGTCATAAAGGAATTAACTGGGCTCAAGAAGTAACAGATGCTCAAGTAAAGGCCTTAAAACAATTAATGATAAACTTAAAGAATAAGTATCCTTCTTCTCTTCCAAGTTATAAATGGAATGGAAAGACAACTTTTGACCATTTATTCCCACCAAAAGGAACTACCTGGACTACTAATCCTGGTATTTATACCCACTGTTCAGTAACTACTTCAAAAGTAGACGTTTTACCAACCCCAAAATTAGTTAAATTTTTTAAAGAATTAGTATTATAATATGGCCTACTATCCTTTATCCCAAATAAAAACTAATCTTTATACTAGTGGAAATGAATATACCATTTCTAATTCTAGAACTCCTTATGTAGGATATTACTGGAAAAACTCCCAAGGAAAAATATTTACCGGAAAAACTCCACAAGATCTTCCAATCCAAGAGCTTTTCCCAATTACATCAATTCCCGACATAGAACCATCAATCGCAACAATATCAAAAACAAAAAAAGCATTTAATTTTAATGATCCTGATCCTGAAGTATCGTATGAATATGCCTTAAATGCTCCTGTTTTTTTAGAATATGATCAATTACAATCAAACTTCCAAGAATCATATTTTCCTTATTACTTACCTCAAACCCCTACCTCCCAAGATTATCAAGTAGGGGAATTTAGAAGGTTTTTTTGTAAAAAAACTAATCAAATACAATATATTGAAATAAATAAAAACCAATATGATTTGTTAGTAGCTCAAAGCCCACAAATAGAATATACTTTATTTATTCCCTTTTTTATAGATTGGAGTTTAAAGGGAAATAAAGAAAATGTAGCAAAAGTAAATAAAAATAGTACTGAGTTAGTGTCTTTTAAAAACAAATTCTATATGTTGTCTGAATATCTTCGATTTGATTGGACAAAATACTACCAATAATTTGGTATTATAAAATCTCAATATTATATTAATATCAATCAAGGTTATGTTTTGGTTGATAGAGACAGAAGAGCAATTGGATTATTTAAAACAAAAGCCCATACAAGAGGCATTTGTTGAAATTATTCCTTATCATGACAACGTTCATCCCGCT